ATAATAGTGCGCCTAAATTTCAACTCCTATCTGGGCAGGATCAAGGGAGAACAGTACGAATTCGAGGGAGTGACAGTCAAGGACGACACCGAAAATTTTAATTTCTACGGATGGGCAGATTTAGTTTTCACTCACCTGGACAAGACCGGGAAGGCATACAATGAATGCCGCAAACACGGCAAGCCCCTTGTTCATATTGTTCATAACCACCACGCCAATGTGGTGATGGAGAGGATGAACCAGGTCCGGCAATACGCGGTATACAACACGGCCTGGGTCCGGGCAGAGCGGGAGCCGGTAAATGGAGTTGTTTCTAACAGCATAACAGTACACCCCCCAGTTTTTCCGAAAGATTTTGAGTGCGAGAAGATCAACAACTACACCACCCTGATAGGACTGAGCAAAAACAAAGGCGGAGACTTCCTGATCAAACTAGCCCAGGCGAATCCGATGCGAAGATTCATGGGAGTAATGGGCAACTACGCCACCCAGATAATGGAGCCAACCCAGAAGAACATCCGATACCTTTTGAACACCCCGGAGATAACCAACGTGGTATACCGCAGGACAAGAGTGCTGATCATGCCATCCAATTATGAGAGCTACGGAAGGACAGCCATCGAGGCCATATCTTCTGGCATTCCGGTAATTTGCACCCCCACCCCAGGACTAACCGAGGCACTGGAAGATGCCGCCATCTACTGCCAGCGAGATGTAGGAGAATACACCGAGGCGCTGAAGTTCCTGGACAACCCGGTGAACTATAAGAAAGCCAGCGAAGCGGGAATCAAGAGAGCGAAGGAATTAAACCCAGAAAGAGAACTGAAGGAGTTAAACAATTTCATAAACCAAATACATCATGAAAGTACTAATCCTTAAAACACACGCCCCAGAGGTGGGCCAGGACCTACACCTCAGAGGAACAACAACAGACCTGCCCGACAAGGAGGCAGAGATGAAAATGAAAACAGCCGAGGAAGGCGGACCATTAGGAGGACCCCTGGTCCGAGGCTTGGGAGCCAGCATGAAGGTTGAAGACAAGGTCCGCCAGCTGGACAAAAAGGGATGGCAGGCCCTATACGAAGAGAAACTCGGAGCGGCCCCGGACAGCAAACTGACTATCGCCAAGCTGACGGAGGCCATCGAAGCAGCAGAAAAAAAGTAGGAGCGGCAATCGGGATATCCGGGAAACCGAAGAAAGTGCCGCGACTCTCAGTGAAAGTTATTAAATTAGATCCGAGATGACACAACTTTACACCCCATACCAGGGAGAGAATATAGGCCTGGATTTTTCAGCCACCGACCCCCCATCGGAGTTAGTGAGCAGCCAGGATGTGGTCGACAGAATGGACCTGGTGGATACCGAAGACGAGGAAATACTCGCATCCCAGATAAAAGCCGTTCGCGTTTTTTTGGAGGCCTTCACCGGGATGACACTCTGCAAGGCCAAGACGATAACGGCCTATTGGAGAGGACACGCATACCGGCTGCCGCTGCCATTTTCGCCCATTACCAGCGTTACATCGGTGACCAGGATCTACGGAGAGACCGGAGCGGAGACGCTGCTGACAGTTTCCACCGACTACTGGGTAGAGGGAGTTAAGGAGAAATCGGTACATTTCAATTCCGTCCAGGCGGGATACGGAGTGAAGGTTATTTACATCGCGGGACTGACAGATCCGGCGACAATCGAACTGGTCCGAGACGCGATCTTATCAGAGGTTACCTATTGGTACCAGAACAAGATCGATGAGGACGACTTTAACTACGACATAGGCAGAATCGCCAAAAAGAAACTTCTACACTTCAGGCAATGGTAACACTTGCGGCCGGAGCGGAAATGAAGAAGACCATGCGCCAACTGGACAAATGGGCAGAGAAGAAGAAGCGCCAGGTACGCCTGGAAGTGGAGCGCTCCGCCGTCCGGATGGAGGGAGACATGGCAAGAAACGCCCCGGTATTTGAAGGGACCCTGAGAAGCTCAATCAAGATAACCCGGAGGGATAAGGGATTCACTGCGCTGGTAGGATCAATATTAAAATATGCCCTATCTATAGAATATGGAATGCGGCCAGGAGTAGTATTTTTACCCTGGACATACGGACCACTTCGAAGATGGGTAGAGAAAGTACTGGGAGTGAGGGGAAAGAGAACGAGCCAGGTTACATTTTTTGTAGCAAGAAAAATATTTAAAAAAGGATTCCCAGCACACCCATTTATGAGGCCAGCATTTAGGAAGGAAAAGCCGAAATTTCAACGAGCCATTTTTAAAATAATGAAAGCAGCATGAAAGACCCAACCCAGAGTATCATCGACGCATTGTATACACTGTTTAATGGCAACATTACCTACAACAGCAAGTCGGTAAAAGTATTCAAGGACCAGCCCACCAACAGCAAGGCCGGAATTGTGAAAGGCAAATTGTACCACTACATTCTACTTGAAAATGTGGACGACACCGAACTGGGAGCCAACGCCGACAACCATGTACACGATGCCACGGTCGACATTGAAGTAGTTGTAGGATTCCCGGGGATAGGATCCAAGGCAGTGGTAAACAGCATCACCGATGACGCCATGCGACTGCTTCCTGCCAAGGGAGCCGGCCTGAGTTTAGGCGCCGACTTTTCAAATATTATATTCGAATTGGAAAACACGGTGAACCTTGAAGAGCGAGGAACACACAAAGTAGTGAGAAAAATTATTACCTTTAGACTAGAGATTGATGAAACCTAAAATTTAAAAGCAATGTCAGGAGAAAACGGAACCAATATCGGTTTTAAAATTAATGGAGAAGTAATCCTCGGCAAGATAAACTCAGGTTTATCCAGCACGAGAGACGAGATCGAATTATCCGACGCCGACGACGGAGCAGATGCAGTCTACACGATGGGAAGGAAGCGCCGAGAGATTACCGGAGAATTTAATCTGGTGACAACCGGCAACAATGACCTGAACGATTTGTGGACAGAGCATGATGAAGCCGTACCGACAGCAATACCATTCGTGTATGGAGGACTCGACAGCGGCGACTTGATTCTTTCGGGAAATTGTTTTATCCGGGATATCGAGCTATCGGACCCGGACAATGAGCGAACCACGGTATCGATTGCCGCCAGGGTAACCGGAGCGGTCACCAAGGGAACCTACAGCTAAACTAAATTTTTTTAACAATGGTTATAGATGGACTTATCACAGAAGAACACAAAGGCCAGGACCTAAAATTCTATTTTGGAATCTTGACCTTTAAGTTGCTATCAGAGCAACTAAAAATGCCTTTCAACGAAGTACAAGAAACACTACTGACCATCGGGAAACAATACAAGGAAGACCCGATCCCGGCAATGAACCTGGTCATAGACGTTATGTACTGCGCACACACCGCCGCGACAATGATCGCAGGAGAAAAGCCGGCGCTTAATAAACCAGAGTTATGGGCACTTCTTGACGTTTGGGGAGTAGAGAAATTCATGGGGATTTTAACCCAGGGACTAGTCGCCAACCAGGACGAAGGAGCAAAAAAAGCGACAGCCCAGGCCGGGAACCAAAACCATTAACAATTCGAGAAATTGAGAAGTGGGGTCTGGGCGTTTTAGGAATTAGCCGTAGAGAACTTTATACGATGACGCTCAGAGAGTACAATATCCGAGTGGAAGGATACCTCCTGAGAACATGGGAGATATCCAACCTGGGAATCCGCCGGCTAACAGCCACGGTATACAATGGATTTCAATCCTTTGGAAAGAATTTTGTGCCCCGAAAGGAAGAAAGCATCTGGCCGATGACCTTTGATAAATTCTTTAAACAACCCGTACAAAAAAGCGAGGACCTATATGCAAAGCACGAAAATGTGCTGAAGCAAATCTGGCCCGATGCCAAACCCCGGAAATAAATGGCAACAATAGCCAAACATAATGTAGCCATTGGCGCGAAGTTGGACAAACTCCAACAGGACCTGAAGAAGGCCCAAGGACCGCTGTCCAAACTTCAAACCTTTGCCACCGGCATAGGCGGAGCATTGGGCGGCGCCTTCGCGGTTAAACGGATAGCCGATTTCACTACCGAGGCCGTAAAATTAGCGGGCCAGGCAGACGGGATCCAGCGAGCATTTAATAAACTGGACGACCCCACGCTGCTGAACGACTTGCAGCGGGCCACCGACGGAACCATCGCCAGGATGGACCTGATGAAAGCGGCAGTCCGGGCTAAGAACTTCAAGATACCCCTGGACCAACTGGCGACATTCTTTGAATTTGCCACCAAGCGAGCAACGGCCACAGGAGAATCGGTTAATTACCTGACCGAATCCATCATCAACGGTATAGGCCGAAAATCCACATTGGTGATGGACAATTTGGGTATCAGCGCCGCCGAACTCCAGGAAGAGATCAAGAAAGTCGGTGACTTTGGGCAGGCCGCAGGGAATATTATCAGCAGAGAGCTAGCCAAAACCGGAGAGGTAACCGATAATGCCGCAGCAAAAACCGAGAGACTGGCAGCATCATGGAAGAATTTCAAGATCACCATGGGCCAGATTTTAAGCGGCCCCGGCAATTCTTTCCTTGACTTTTTGAATGGCATAGTTACCGGATTAGACGCGATGGCAAAAGGCCTGTCGATCTTGCCAAATTTCACCTCCAAGATGAAGGTTCTGATAGGACTGGGATCGGGAACCGCGGGAGCAGCGGCAACCCTTTCTACGCTGGGCCAATTAGCCACAGTTTATGACGACGTTCAACTAAGCGCCGAGGGAGCGGAGGGAGCGATCACCGATGTAGTCGACGGATTGGATGACACAGTAAAGAAGGTGGAGCGCCTGGCCTCCATCGACATGGCTGCCATTTTTGGTATAAGGAAACCAGGAGCCAAGGTAAAAGGAATCCGAGGAACGAACGTGGATAGGGGAACAACCACAGGAACCGGAGGCATAGCGGCCGGCCTCAATGCCGAAACATTCAAGGAAATAACCCCGGCAGTTTTTGACCTAAACGAAGAGCTCAGACTATTACAAGAGCAAATGTTTGACTGGGAGGAAAAAGTTGGAGAACCACTCCAGGCCGTAGGCGGATATTTTTCTGATTTCTTTGAAGGCTTCGCCGGAGGATTCACCAAAGGAGAGAATGCCCTGCAGCAATTCGGCGACTATTTCAAAAAATGGGCGCTGGGGATAATCGCCCAGCTGGCAGCAGTGGCAGCAGCAGCAGCGGTTTTAAGTTTGATAACAGGCGGAAGTTTCAAGGGAGCTTTTAGTGGATTGTTTGGAGGCGGAGGCTTTGGAGGCATGCTATCGGGATTTAAGACATTAAACCAGTCCAGCGGAGAGGCCTCACTATTTTTAAAAGGAGAGGACATGTACACGGCATACAATCGATATTCAAGAAACAAAGGATAATGTACGGATACTTCGACTACGACTACAGATCCAAGAGCGAAAAACACCAGGATTCGATGTTGGAATTTTACGGAGATCCGTTATTTTTTGCGGCCATAGCGGTATTTAATATAGCCAAAGCGGTATATTTTCAGCGAATATCGTACAATTTGAGACAGCCAAAGCCCAAGTCCAACTTTAAATCGAGAACATATAAATAAGTGGCATACGTTGAAAAATATAATTTTGAAATTGTTGACGACCTGAATAGCAACAAGAAACGAGTGGAGCTCCACCAGGAAGGATACGTGGGAGGGACCACGGCACTCACCCCGGCCGAGAATTCCCTGATGTGGAAAAAGCGAGGCAACGAAGATGACGCCGACCAGATAATAATCGCCAGCGAACAAAGAATTAAATTCATTGTCCCAGGGACCGACAAAGCCACCTACGACGAACTTCTGGAAGTAGATTATAAGGAATACCTGGTCCAGGTTTATGACGACCCCGACGGAGGGAACACCCTGGAGTGGCAAGGATACATCGAGGCAGGATCCAGCCGGAGAGATTACAACAACAACCAAATCACGTTTGAACTTGTGGCCGTGGACGGATTAGGCCTTTTGAGCGACATCGACTACTCCAACAGCGGAGATCCATACACCGGAACCGAAACCGGCCTGACGATTTTAGACCGATGCCTGGATGAAATAGGATTTACAACCAACACCTGGGAGATAAACCTGAACACTTACAACAACGCCCAGGTATCCACCGACCAGGCGCTGGAAGACACCACCCACAACAATAGTGCATTTTTTAAAGTGACCAGCGGCCAGTATAAATTCGATTCAATGGCCGAGGTTGTCGAGAAGATTCTCGAAGGATACAACTGCCGGATATTTACCAAGGGAGCGGTCTGGAAGATTACCAACCACCAGGAATACGACTCCTACGTTCACACATTCACAGCGGGCCTGGTTTTCGGGACCCGGACCGTGGAGGACACCAGCGTAGACATCGATGCATACGAGCGAGTGGGACCCGGAGACATCACGATTTTAAAAGGCATCAAGAAACTGGTTGCCACCTTCAGAAACAAAAACCTCGGAGACAACGAACTGGACACCCTAAATGGAGACTTTGAGGATGGAGGCAATCCGCCCACGGGATGGAGCACCGGAGGATGGGACCAGTTTATCACCACCACCGAGAGCGGCAACCAGGTGGGAAACAGCACCGAGACCACCACAAACTCCGACCTGAAGTACATAGAATCCGGCGCCTTTACCCTTTCGGGAGTAAACTTTGAGGGCGATTATTGCCAGATTGAATACAAGGTAAAACTGAAATCAATTACCTTCTCGGCAACCGAATTATACCCCCAGGTTTACGCCGCCCTTTACGATCCAACTGGCGACTTGATTTACGGAGGCGCCCGAGTTTTCAACACCGTAGATGGAGAATACACCGTAGTGAGCGAGCAGATAGCGATCGCCATAGCGGGCAGTTACACCTTGAGACTTTACATCGCCCCCCAGGCAGACACCACCCAATTGACCTATTACTGGGACGACGTATCGGTAGTACACCACGCCACAACCGACACCACAACCGACATCGCGATCGATTTAGTAACCGCAGAAGAGCGACGAAGCACCAGAGATTATGAAATAGTATTTGGAGACACCCTACAAAATTCGGACGTTTCGGCTTTAAAAGTTGCATCGACCAGGACCACCAGCTGGAACCGATACGGCAAGGCCGAAAATATATCCTTCTTGCAGCAATATGGACAGCAGAAATTTAACGACTGGCAGACAGACCGGAAAGCGGTAGAAATAACCGTTCGGGACACCGGCGACAATTTAAGGCCCTGGAATATCATAGACTTGGATTCAGTTTTTTACAAGATTACCGGATTCACCAGGGACCACAGGACCACCGAGTGCACGATGAACCTGATCCAGATAAACAACGCCGACGAATCACTGACCATAACCCAGAAAGCCCTAACCAGTGTTTATGGAGAGCAGACCACCCTGGAGACAACCATTATCACACCGACCGGAGGACTAAGCGCTCACCTTGCCGAAAACATAACGGGAGTTTGGAATTTCACCAACGGATTAAGCGCAGGCGGAAACCCGATCACCACCGCCTTAATTGATTCCTGGAATGCCGCCTTCGGATGGGGTCCACACGCATTAGCCGGATACCTAACAACGGTAAACAATGGCGACTGGAGCGGAACAGACCTGTCGGTGGCAAACGGAGGAACGGGATCCAGCACAGCGGCCACCGCCCTGGTCGCCTTAATCGGATCCGCGACAAACAATAATTTCTTAGTGGCGAATGGCTCGGCATGGGTGAAAGAATCGGCATCCGCGGCCAGAACATCGATGGGACTGGGAACCATGGCTACCCAGGCAGCAAGCAATGTGGCGATCACGGGAGGATCAATAGAGGGCCTCGACCTGTTAACCATTAACGTTGGAACCGCCAGGTCGATACTTGGAGGATATGAATCATTACAGTTTTTGGAAGCAGAAATCATGGTAAACGACCAGGCCTCAACATCCCCATATATGGCGCTGATGGTGAACGCCAGTGTGGACTCTTCCGACTGGAACTACATCAGCACAGATGTTGCATCAGAATTCGTACAGGATTCTGGAAGATGGCGATGGCGAACAGCAGCATCGGGCACCGCCGGAACGCCGATAACATGGGATGAGATAATGAGATTAGACGCCGACGGAGACCTCCATGTGGACGGCGACGTTATAGCATTTTCAACTTCAATATAATGGCAGAGGAAGCGGAAACAGATGTAAGTGCAGCGGGATTAAAAACCCTATTGGGCGCTGCGGATTGGGACATTGAAACCCTTTGCAACAATGCAGCAATAAACAAATTCAGCTGGTACACCTCCAGACCAAAAAACCTGGACGCCAACTTGCTGTGCGAATTAACCAGCCCGGCCCCCACCACGGACCGAAAACTGGGAGACTTTAGGAGATACAACCACACGGCATTAACACCATCCATTTATTACAACCCGGCGATGACCAAACAATACATCGGATCGGGAACCTTTCAGTTTATTATTCCATGTAGGCCAGAGCGGATGAACCTGGCGGAGTTGAGCGCCAACGATCCGATGTACTGGAAGACCATCTACTATTTAAGCAGCGCCAACCGAGCATCGGAGGTGAGCGCCCATGGGAGCTACACCGACACCAGCTTTAATATTTTGGCAACCGAATCCGGGATCCCTGCAGGGCACACCAACAACCAGAGCAAATCACCATCAACATCCCTACAGTTATTTACAGATCCGGCTTTTGACCCCACAGGATTATCAACCCCCAGTGACATCGTTTACTGCGACACGTTTATTGTTAATTCGGGAGGAACCAGGATTATCCGAGTGGGAACAGCGGTAAGTGATTCCTATTTAGACATAACATTCACCCAGGTAACGGCGCCTTACCACTCCAAGACTGGGCCATACGTTGTAGGAGCACCAGCCGGATACACGGTAGTTATCCCAGTGGTTACAACGAATGCAAGTTCATATCTGGGAATAGACCAGGCATACACCAACGGCGACACCACATACTCGACATATTGGTATTTGGCCGGATTGAGCGGATCTACGTGGTACCGATTGGGAAACGTGGGAGCTGTGGCGACAATTTCAGGAGTGGGAGCAACGACCACAGAAATATTTAATGGAACATTGGCCAATGCGGGCGCATCGAGTAACGAATTCGACTCAGGAACCCTATCGGGAAGCGAGGCCTGGAACACCGGAGAGATAGGAGAATTATCGGTAGTGGTTGCATCTTGGAGCGGATTTGATAGTTATGCACTACCGGCATACCCGGGATAAAATTATGGAAGAGATAACAGTTTTATTGATTGCCACCGTAGTAGTAGCGGTCATTATTTATTTGAAACGAAGGGACCAAGGTTGAATTTTTGTAACTTTATTGAAACACAAAAGCGATGGGAAGAAAAAAATATGATTTCAACAGGCAGGTTTTTGACTCAGCCGGTGAGAGACAAGGACAACTGAACGAGTCCCTGGCCGGATCCCTGGGAAGGACACTAACCGACGATGAGCTAATAATCATGAAAATTGATACATTCGTTGAAGAACTGAAAACCGGAACCATTGAACTGGACGATGCCGACTATCAGGTATTTAAAAAACTGGTACTAAAAAGCGACCTGTTTCAGTTTGCAAAATCGGCAGCATTGCGAACCTTGAAAATGACAAGCAAAAATGAATCTGATTAAACTAAAAAGCGGAGATACGCCGACCATCAGGCTGGCCCTAACCGATACCGCAGGCGCCGCGGTAGCCATTACCGGGTACACTATCAAATTCAAAATTTCTACCAACCTGGACGATACCGATGCAGAGGCGCTCTACATGCTGACCCAAACCACATTTAGTGACGCTGCCAACGGGATACACGACGAGGTGATCCCAGAAGACACCACTAAGGACTGGGAACCAGGATTATATTTATACCAGGCACGATGGATCGATGCGGCCGGAGTGGTTACATCCACCGACTACGGAAAGTGCCAGGTTGAAGAAAACCTAATCGACGACGAAACATGACAACGGTAACAGGAACGGTATCAAAGAAGGAAACGGTAACCGGAGTATTAACCGCCTTGACCGGAGGGGAGCTATCCCTGGCCGACGTTTGGAGCGACGCCTCCAGCGCCAGCAGGAATGCCTTTGTCGATGTCAAGGACACCGAAATCATCCCATACATAGACGAGGAAAATATTGTGGTTACCGACCTGGCCGATGCGGCAAACAATGTGGACATCGCCACGGCATACTCGGGAGGGATCGACGTGGACGATTATCTGGGAGGATTGGGAATCGTTACCCTATCCACCGAGGCGGCGGCGGCGATTGTTAACATAGAATCCAATGGCGGAACACTGACCAATAAAGAAAAGTATTTTGTTTCAATATGGGTGGATCGAATGCAAGCGAATGCAGACTGGGCTTTAATCCCAGAAATTCAAACTTACCTTTTTGCCGATGACCTTTGTAATGGAGTAGGATGGGTGCTTGGAACGGTAGCAACAAAAGTTGAAACAGGAGGAACAATTAATCAAGTTACAAATGGATGGCAAACATCTGACGGGGCGAATACCTACATTGAAACCAACATTGACCCCAATGCCCTATCGGGAATATCAGGTCAGAATATTAATTTCGGAGCTTATGCTTATTCTTGGGATAATCCGGCTGATACAGGCCATTCAATGTGGTTATTACAGAGTAATGTTAACGCCACATATTCAATCGGATGTCAATTTGGGTCAAGCAGATGTATTACGCACATAAATGGGAACCAAGAACTACACGTTGATACGGACTTCTTCTTAAATAGGGGATTATATTCTGTTTATCATGAGGGGACAAGCTCACAAAAACTACTATTAAATGGCGTGGTAATAGAGGCTGAAAACGGAAGCCCAACAGATAGTCCATTGGTAAGCGCTACTCTTAGACTTGGAGCATATTTTAATAATGGTGAAAATACTAAGTATGTCGCTTCGATGGCTTTTGTATCTCAGGCAATCGGTTTCGACCACCTAGACTTTTACATAGGATTCGAGGATTTCCGAACCAGCTTGCACCCTGAGATACTATACAATTTTCCACAGCCCACGGGACATAGCACATCATACAGGACGGGGGATGATTTTTGGATTCAAAGCAACATGATGGCTCATTTCGAGGCCGCCTTTAGTTATATGAATGGGGTCAGGCCAACCCTAGTGGCTGGGAGTTGGAATACTTTAAATCAAAATAATGCTTTTGGCAATACAAACAGGTTTACTGCGGAGGACGGAACACAAACATATACTAATAATTTAAAGATAGACCATCTTACGGGCCGTATGTGGTATATGGTAGAACAAGGATCACAAAATTGGGATGCTCACATTGATGCCGCATTAGGTTCTCTTTTTGGTGGGGCCCAAACTCAGGGATCGTATACGGACTGGTTTTTGTTAAATAGGAGTGAACTTGCCAGTATTCGTGAAACGGACAATGACACCGAAATCCCATCTACAGGCGACTGGCACACCTCTACAAGCTCAACAACATCCACAAGTGCATATAACCACGCAAACACAAGGTTAAGAGTTTTGGACCAAGCAAAGACCAATAGCGACAAATCAGTTTTTTGCAGACTTTACTTAGGAGAAACATAAGATTATGACAATAACAGCGAGTACAAAAACATTTGAGGTAATTCCATACGACGACGGACAGGGGAATCCGGTGAGTCAGGTTTTGACCATTCCGGCCTCAGTAGTGGGAACCGCAGACGACATTGTGGACAATCCACAGATTTCGGTGGCGAACGGAGAGAACAAGGCCGATAGGCTGACTTTTGATATCAGGATCAAGGCAATGCAAGGAGAGCTATTAAGGGACATTTGGATGCTCCGTCAGGAGTTCACCTACGATGAAATGTTTGCAATTTTGGGGCCGACCGATTTAAGCGGATTTCCAATTAGTTCGCCATACGTGAGCGGGGTTGACAGTTTGAGCCGTGTGATGTATTGCGTAGAATCTATTTATGATAAATTGCTATGCGAAGTTCCATGGCTGAAAGACTTAATCCAAGAAAAGGTGTGACTAATGGAGAAAGGGTATCAAGACTAAGTGAAGCTACATGGATACGGGCCAGCTTTGTCATCAGCCTTGTTATTCTTGGATTCTTTGCTGGTACGGGATACCAGAAACAAAGGGACCACGATTTACTTGACATGCACGCCGGAGCAAAGGAGAGGTTTGTTCCACGAACCGAGATCCGGTTAATGATCGAGTCAGATGTAAGAAGAGTGGTGCGAGAGGAATTAGTGAACTTCTCTGAAGGCCAGGACAGAAAATACGTACTAAAGAAATGACCCTAGCAGAATTCTGGACAGAGTACGGAGGCGGAATAATCGCCACACTCGCCACGGCAGCGGCGCTAGGAATAGTAGCAACCATTAAAAAATTCTTCGCCAGGATCCGAAAGAACGAAGGGAGAATCACCCAGCTGGAAAACGACCTGGAGGCCAACAAATCCGGCGACGAGGAAATGAAGAAATACGTTGATATAATGATCGAGAAAAAACTAAAAGAATGAGCGATAAAAAGAAATTCAAGGATACCGGATTCGGGAAGCTGCTGCTCCAGAAGGTACCAAGCGCCGCCGGATTAATTGGAGAGGTCCTGCCAGACAAGGGACTCCTGGGAATCGTTAAAAATGTGATCACCATGGGGAAAAAGAGCGGAGAGATCAGCCCCCAGGAAGCCGCAGAGTTAGAGCGCCTGGCGGACATGGAACTGGCATACTATGAACTGGACCAGAAGGACAGATCCTCGGCCAGGACCAGAGAGGTGGAGCTCGCCAGGGCGGGGGGCCAGGATTGGATGATGTACGCCTCCGGGTTATTTTCACTTGCATCGGCAATCGCCATTGTGGTGGTGGTTTTATTTTTCGAGATCAAGAGCGGGAAAGAGCTTTTTTATTTTGTTGCTGGTGCCGCATTCGGATGGGCGGGCCAGGTAGTCACTTATTACTTTGGATCCAGCAAGGGAAGCAGCGACAAGACAAAGAAACTGGAGGAACTGGTAAAATAATATGGCACAATACGGACAAAGCTCCCGGAACCGACTAAGCACTTGCCACC